TGGTGGTAACACCAACAAGTTCATTTTTATATAATTCTTTCCATTTGTTCTGTACTACATCAGATAGACATAGCAAGGCAAGAAGTTTACCACCAACATAATTAAAACCTAGTGGTTGCAGAGGAACAATTGTAGAACCGATTGCAGTATGATTAATCATTCCACCTTGTGTCTTCTTAACACGGTCCCAACCAATATAGTTGTCACGAGGTGTCAAGTCAAGGAAGTCGGATGAAATACAGATAACACCAAGATAGGCCTTAGTATTTTTATCACGCACAACAAAGTTCAGGTTACGACCAATATTGGAGTTGTTCTTCATTGTAGAAGAAAATGTACGAATACAATTCCACAATTCAGGCAAGTCTTCTTGCTTTGAAGTGTATAGAAGTTCTGGCTCAAGATTCAGATAGTCATCTGCATCCTTTGGAATCCAAAAGTTAGCCTTGACTTCGGCAATAGCACGGCGTTGGCCCTCATCTTCAAGTACTCTTTGCTCGCCTTCCCACAAATCTTGAACAAGAAGCGTTGGATACCTGTCTTGTACTTCACACCATTTTTGGAACAAAGTATATTCTTTAACATCCATCTTTGATACGTAAGTGAGTTCTTTAATTACTCGCTCACGCAATTCATCTTCCGTAAAAGACAATTCTTCAATAGGAGTAGCTTTTTGCCACTTTGCCCATTGGGTTTCTACATCATCGTTCTTATCAAAACTATATGCCATATTATTTTTTCATTCGAGTAATCGTCTTAATTAATTTTTGTTGTTTTCTTTTGGCTGTCTGAAGTGCAACAGGACCAATCTTGTCAACAAATCTAATTCCGTTTAGATGGTCTAACTCATGTTGAAAACAACGAGCAGTAGCGCCATCTAGTTTCATCTGTTTTAATTCGCCATCAGGTGTAGTGAATTCAACTTCTACCCAATCTGGTCTTTCTATTTTACAATATAAACCAGGAAAAGTGAGGCAACCTTCATTCTCTTTTGCCGCAGCAGGAGAACTGGCAACAATTTTTGGATTGATACAGGCAATTTGAAACTGGTCGGTACCAATTACAAACACACGTTCGGATACACCACATTGATTTGCTGCAAGACCAAGGCCCCCGTACAATTTCATTGTAACTTTAAGTCTTTCGACCAAGTTTGCCATTAATGGGTTAGGTAATGGACCAGAAAATTCAGGCATTACCTGTTTCAACATAAAATGTGTATCATCATAGAGAGGCAGAGGGTCAACTCGCCTTTCTCGGATAACATTGTCTTCGGTATTAATAGTTAAAAATTCACTCATTGCTCGTCACCCAATTTTCCGCATAATCTTCTGCTTCATCTATTGTTTTATATGATACGTTGTAATGTGATCCTGTATCACTCTTTACAACAACCACTATATCATTTTCTGCACGGTAATATACCTTTGCGGTTCTATTACAATCTTGTTCCATGTATTCACTAATTAATTTCATTTTATCACCTTAGAGAAGTTTTTAACTTTTTCAAAACGAACAACGTTAGCAAACTTATCTTGCAACACATCACCTTTATGGGAGATAACAAATAAATTTACACCTTCTAACATATGTAGGATGTTCATCAAGTACTCAGTACCATTGGCATCCAAACTACTGTCAAACGTTTCATCCAAAATCAACAGATTAGTATTAGATGAATTCTTCAACTTAGCAACAGCACGCCAAGTTAACATCAATGCCATATCAATACGTTGCTTTTCACCTTCAGAAAAGTTATTGTATGTGAATTCATCTCGGTGTCTGGACTTAATTGTTTCTTTAAATGCCTCATCAAGGTTAAAATTTACAAAGAAGTCCAAAGATGCTAAGTATTTGTTTACCAACTTATTGATAACAGGTAAATACTGTTTAACAATCTTAGTCTTGATACCTGTATCTTTCAACAGATTAGAAGCCGCTTCATAGTAAGTCTTCTCATCTATAAGCGTTCTTAAATTTGTGTTTAAGTCGTTTAATTGTTCTTTTATGATATTTAATTCGGCTTCTTCTTTATCAGTTGCAGTTGCAGAGTCACTTAACAATTCAATCTGTTTTCTGAGTTTAGCAATATACTTGTTAGTCTCCGTGATTGTGGTATTTTTGGTGGCAATCTGGACTTGCTTTGCTTGGATTTGTTTCTGAAATTCCGAAATGACATTTAGTTTCTGTTGTTCGGTATTTAATTTTTGTTCAAGCTCGCTGAGACCATGGTTACATTTCTGTACCTTGTCGGCGAGTTCGGCAAGCTCCGTTTCCTTAAACTCCAAGGCAATGGCTTGCCGACATGTTGGACAACTATCATTTGATTCAAAGAAACGTATATCTCTTTGAAATTTGGATAAGTTAGTTTCAATCTGCGATTCAAGTTTGCCAATCTTCTTGACCTTATCCTCAACTTCAATCTTACCAGAGATTTGTTCGGTGAGGTTCGAAACATCTTGTGCAAGTCCACTAAGTTCTTCATGTAAGGTTTGTACCACACCCTGATTACTTTCAATCTCACTCTCATGTTGTTTTACTTTCTCATCGTTGTTTTGTTTTAACTGAACGATGTGTTTCTTTAACAATTCAACTTTTTGTGTTGCTAGTTCAATCTCATGTTTCTTCTGAGCAATAAGGTCTTTGTTATTAGATAAACGTTCTTTAACAAGACCATTCATTGTAGAAAAGATTTGAATGTCAAGTAAGTCTTCAATAATTTCTCTACGGTCACCAGACTTCAATTGCATGAACGGTGTAAACGAAGCAGAACCAAGAACAACAATCTGAGTAAACGATTTATAGTTTAGTTTGAGAATAAACTTTTCAAGGTGTTCTTGATAGTCTCTGCTTGCGGCTTCTTGATTGACAAGTTCGCCATTGCAATAGATTTCAAATTTATTGGGTTTAATGCCACGAATAATCTTATATGATTTATTGCCAGTATCAAACTCAACTTCAACCACACAGTCTTTGCCGTTGATAGAATTCAACAACTGTGGTTTGTTAATATCACGGAAAGGTTTGCCAAACAAACCAAAACACAACGCATCAAGCATTGTTGATTTGCCAGAACCATTACCCCCAACGATGAGGGTATTGTTGTTACTAGACAAATCCATTTCTGTATAGTAATTACCCGTTGAAAGTAAATTCTTCCAACGGACTTTGCGAAACATTATCATTAATCAGCAACTTCCGTGTTTAAGGCCTCTACGTAGAGTTCTCTCATAATATTTTTCAATTTATCAGGTTCAACATCTAATTGTAACGCATCAATGTACTTAGACAAGATGGTCATAGTATCTTCTGCTTGGTCTACAATCTCATCATCTACAATCGTATTATCTGTAAAGTCTTCAACAATAGACAAGTCGCCCACACCTGCTTTATAAAAACCATCAATTACATGGTCAAACAAATAGGCATTTTGTTTATTCAACACAACTATTTTTACGTAGGTGTCTTTATATTTTTCAAAGTCGAATTTCTTCCAAAATTCAAAGTCAGTTTCGCCATCATCATAAATGACTTTATTAAACATAGTAAATGGATTCTGAATGAATTCCATCTCTCTTGTTTCGGTATCAAACACATGGAATCCTTTTGGATCCATATAGTCAGCCCAAGTCATTTCGTAAGGTGTGCCCACATAGGTAATATTCCCATCAGATGACTTGTGATGAAAGTGTCCTGATAACACTACATCATACTTTCTTAAATCGTTTTTGTCAATACCTATATCGCAAACATTGCCTTTATCCATTTCGAAACCAGCAATCTCAAAATGCCCAAAACAAATATCAGAGCCACTTGTTTTCATTTTTGAGAATATGTCTACCTCATTATCATCACAAATCCAAGGCACTACATCGATAGCAAGGCCATCGAAATCTACTGTAGCAAAATCTTGGTAGATATTGATATTAGAATAATCACTAACAACAAGTGTTGGTGAATTAACTTCAAGTGTGTTTTTAAAAGCAACATCATGGTTGCCAATAAGTGTGTGTACTGTTATGTTGTTCTCTTTACATACATCAAAGAAATATTTACGTGACAAGTAAAGTGAATTAAAGTTGATAAACTTTCTGCGGTCAAACAAATCACCCATTTGAAAAATGGTATTAATATTGTTTTCTTTCAGATATGGGAAAAATACTTCCTCGTAGAAACGTTGAAAGTATTTGTGAAAATCTAGAGAGTCTCCTCTAGCGCCAAAATGTGTATCACCTAAAACAATTAATTTCATTCTTCTTCTGTACCAAAGTCTTCTACTATATCGTCTATCGTTTTAATTTCTTTGCTTTTCTTTTTCTTCTCTTTGTTTTCTTCAAACGTATGAATAAACTCGGAAATGTTATCGTAAAGCACAAACTGTTTCATATTGCCTTCAGCGTCTTCAAACATTTCACCATCACCAAAAATGCCAAACATCTCAGTAGCTTTATATTTTACATACAACTGTTTTTTCTCCTTCATAATACGGCGAAGGAAAGCATAGTAAATAATTTGTGTAAAGTAGGCAAAAGGATTCTTTGACTTTGTTGGGTCAAAGTTGCGGAAGTACATCAGGCAGTTTTCAATGCCGTCTGAAATCATTTCATCTCGGAAAGAGTATGAAACAAAATTAGGTTTCCTGGATAGGTGGTCTGCAATTTTTAAGAAACACTCACCGATATAATTTGGTATACGTGGGTCTTCTTTGCCTGCAGCTGCGGCAGTATCGCACAATTCTTTATACTCAATAAGAGCTTTAAGGAAGTCTGCATTGTTGATGTAGTGATTTGTTTTCTTTGTCATAATATACTCATTCTATAGGTTTTAAGATTCAATGTCAAGCATTATTTTTATCTTTGCCTAATCATCATCTTAGGCGAACTTAGGATAAAACGCTTGACAACACACTTGACAAATGTTACATTAGCGGTGTTCCGTTTGATGATAATTCATTGGTAACCAGTTCCAATAATCTTAGTACCCTTTTACGATACCCAAATCCCAACATCGAGGCCTTCGTACCTTGTGCGTGAGGCGGTTCTCTATTCAAAGACAAGTACTGGTCTACAGTTAAATCAATTAACTTACCGTCTTTATCTACACACCACCAATGCCAAACATCCCATTGGTCTAATGCCCTATACAGTTTGATATTCTTTGTACCAAACACTTTTTGCAGGCAAGCAGAAGAAGTGTGACAATGACCAAACATTGGATTAGTCTTGTTAATATCTATCCATTTTTTAGGAAGCAAATCTGGCGTCAGATGTTTTAATATGATACCTGAAACAAGATTCAAATTTTCTGGTGTATATTCTAAAATCAATGTATGTTTGCTTTCTTTGATTCAGTTACAGCTTGTTCTATGTCATCTTCTTCATCGTAATACTCATAGGCTTCTTCATCAATTTCTTCCATTTCTTGAGCATTTAATTTTTCATTAAATTGAACAACTGTATTGGTGTAGTATTCTGAAAAAGAAGGTTTAGGATCCACGACAGTTACAATGTTTCGATAATCAATAGTGGCAAAATTGTCAATCAACAATTCTACTGGCAACCATGGCGCCATCAATAACATTGTTTGGTTTTTATCCGCCTGTCGTTTAAGAATGACTCTCATAGGATTTTCAATACTAACGTAACGATGTTTGTCGTCCATTAAAACTGAACCCATAATATCTTCACCTGTATTCAATCGTATAATTTTTACTTGTATTTCTTCCATTACGTTTTCATTTCTATGTTGTAAAATTTGTAATTGAATTTTTCTTCATCATATATCTTTACACGTTCAACAAAATGTTTAAGTGTATAGTTTGTGTGTTTACCAGTTCTAAAATCATCTGATATATCTAGGAGAGTTGCTTTGTCTTTGTTATCACCTAGTCTTAGACCTCGACCTATCGACTGAAGATTGCGAATTCTGGACTTAGAGGGTGATGCAAAGACGATGTTGTGGAGATTACGTATGTTGACACCAGTGCTATAAACACCGTAAGAAGCCACAATAATAGCGTCTGGTTGTTTTTCAGTAATCTCACGAACCGATTCCCTAACCTCAACGTCTGTGCCACCATATACAAAAAACACATGTCTATTCTTAGCATGTTCTTTAATGAGTTGATATAAAATTTTTCCATGTCTTTCTACTAATTGAAATAATACAAGTGTATTGCCTGTTAGAGACAAAACAAGATTTTTAATAAACTCATTACGTTTTGGATTGCTAACGATGTAATCTATTTCTTCTTGATAGTCCCACTTTTTTGACTCTTTACAAACAGGTTCAGGATATTTCAAAATCAAACACTTGATATTAAAATCTGCAACGTGTCCTTGTTCAATCAGTTCTGAGGTGGAAGTTGATTGAAATACAGGACCAAATAATCCTTCTAACACTAATCGGTGAGTTTGTGTACCGTCTAATGTACCTGTTGTTCCTATTCTATATTTAGCGCTATCACAACCAGTCATAATTGTTGTCATTGATTTGGCTTTGAATTGGTGTGCCTCATCTCCAATGACAAACTCAAACTGGTCAAAGTAATCTTTTGGTTGTGTGTAGATAGATTGCCAAGTGGAAATAAAAAGAAACTTGTTTGCTTGTTTATCTTTACCACCATGAATTGTATGGCAGTAGTCAGAAGACTCCCAACCATAATCTTCAAAGTCTTTATACATCTGTGCTACAAGAGAGATGTTTGGCACAATTAAAAGACCACGTTTGTAACCTGCTTCTAATAGATAACGTACAACTAAGTAAATTATCAAAGACTTACCTGAGGCTGTTGGTGACAATAACAACATTCGTTTATTACGAACAGCATTAACAAAGGCCTTCAGTTGATAGTCTCTTACCTCGTGCGGCAATTTTAATGACGTAATAAATTCATTAGCCTCAACTAACGAATAATTTTCTGTAGTTGAAATATTAGGGTCTATATCTATTGTATATTCCCTATCTTTACAGAATTTTTCGATGTAAGGAACCAGACCATGATAGATGGTAAAGTTTCTTAAATCTGCAAGACGTATTTTTCCATCCCAAACCCTAGACTTGAACGCAGGTGTAAACTGATGACCTGGTACAAAGAAGGTAAAGTAATCGGAAAGTTCTTGTGCTAAACTGCGTTCACAATCAAATTTGATGTATGCTTCGTTTAGTTTGTATAATTTTAAATCAGACACCTTGAATGAATTTTTCCCATGATATAAAGTCTTTGAGTTGGAAAGTTCTTGCGCCAAGTTCTTTCATAATACTCATACAGACTTCTACGATTTCTTCGTGCATACGCCTTTGTGCAAGATACTTTGCTAAGTCCTCATCTGCGTCCAAGTATGTAGTAATGTCCGACTTGAGTACAAATGGAAATGGTTCCCATCCATACTTCTTGAGTTGGTCATCATCTAACTTTCCTGTATAGTACTCCCATTTAAGTTTCTTCATACGATTATACTTAAACTCTGAATCACGTATTAGAAGACGGTGATTAGAAAGAATGTTCAAGTACTTGCTATGAAGTTTAGGAATGTCCAACAGAGCCTTGCCTGGCTCTGTTCGGTCTATAACAGAATCTTTTGCCCATTCGGCAAGTAAATCATCAATTTTGCTCATAAAATAAAATCCTCCTAGTTAAAGGAGTATATCAAAAGGTGGCAGTAATGTCAAGTAATTTTTTCAATATCAAAGTAAGAATACCTGAATGAGGCGTCTGCCGTAATAATTGAATCAGGACCATCACTTGCACTCATTACAAAGGAAGATATGGAAGTAGGAAAAACATCATAGTATTTAAACTTGATGATTGGGTTATTTGCCGCAGATAAGATTGTTACCGTACAATCAGAATATTGTGGCGTTTTGGTTAATCTCTGAGCCGCTTGTTTATTTAAAAGACCAAGTCTTTGGTATTCTTCAAACTCTTTAGGAAAAGACATAGCACGAATCCAATCGTGCAACTCAATCCAAGAACTTAAATCTTCTTCAATCATAAAGGTAACGTTTAAAAGGTCGTAAATTGCCTTTTCGCCAGGCGCATACAAATCAACAAAAGGTGTTGGTTGAATTGCTTCGGAAATGGAGATACCAGGCACACTAACAATCTGTGAGAAGAATTGCATGTTAGGTAACCTAGAGAAATTCAACTGAAACTTGTTCGGTTGAAGGAAACTGGTAGCGGTTGGGGTTCTATTGAGTGCTGTCATATGAGTATTTATGCTCCAATAAAAAAGAGGACTCTTTTTATGGAGTCCTCTTTAAAGTACCACTCTTAACGGTGGTTTGACCTATCGGTCAAGATTACATAATGTTTGCAATCTTGAATGAACGATAGTACAAGTTGCTCATTGCTGTAAGAGCACCAGCACCTTGTGCAGTACCTTGAGCGAATGGGTTAGCAACTAGACCGTAACGAGTCTTGAAGCCAATCTTTGGTTGGAATGTGCCAGTGTCAACTGCACGAACCATTTGCAACGGTACGTATGGGCAGTAGAATAGACCAGCGTCATAAGGTGAAGTATCCCTATAACCACCTGTACA